AGTGGCGTTAAAAACAATGCAAAAAAAGGTATTGAACTAAACGAAAAAGTAAACAACAAGTGTGCAACACAAGTAGGAAAAGTAAGGGCACAACAATTAGCACAAGGTAAACCAATAACAACAGAAACTATTAAAAGGATGTTTAGTTATTTAAGTAGGGCTCAAGAAGATTATGATGAAAATGATACTAAAGCGTGTGGTACTATATCTTACTTGTTGTGGGGTGGTAAAGCAGGTTTACGTTGGGCAGGTGCTAAACTAAAAGAACTTGATCTAATAGAAGAAGATTTAAAAAAACCTTGTCAAGCAGGATATGAAATGATAGGCACTAAAATTAAAAAAGGTAAAACAGTACCAAATTGTGTACCAATAAAACAATCTAAAATGAGTAAAGAAGAAATAGCTGAAGCTAAAATAGAAGAACTAAAACAATTATTTAGTAAACAAAAAGTAGAATTAGGTGTAATACAAGATTTTAAAAAATCATTTGATAAAGCTAATGATGGTGGATTGAAAATTGGTGAAACATTAATTGATGCTTTATCCAAAGCAGAACAAAAATATAAACAAAATATTTCTGATTTTGAAAAGGCATTAAAAATAGGAGAAAAACTAACATCTTCTTATAAAGAATTAGGTGTTGATGTTCCTAAAATAGTTTCTAATCAAATTTTAAGTTGTAAATCAGAAATAAAAGAAAATCAAAAATTAATTTCATCTATATCAGGGTTTTATTCTAAATTTTAATTAAATGAGTAGAATACCAAGTCCACAATCAGGTCGTAGAGGTTGCTTATGTAAAGATAATACATATTCTATAGAATGCTGTGATGGTAGTTTTCAAGCACAAGGAATAGGTAATATTACAAAATCAATTACAACGTATTATTATAAATTACAAAAATGTGGACATAGTTCACAAAAAGAAATTTATATAGAAGATGTAGAACTAACTGTAAATAATATTTACTATTTCAATTTTGCAAATACTAATCATAATGGATGTTATACTGTTACACAAACAATAACATCAGGTGACCAAAAAATTAATTCAGTTACAGCTTACAATGATTGCGATGCTTGTATAGCAGCAAACTAAAAACACAACAAACAGTTAAATATATTATTATATAAATATGGATTCAAAAACAAAAGAGATACTACAAAAGTTTTCTACTCAAAAGGTTGAGTTGGGAAGAATAGAAAATATTTTAAAACAAGCAGATGCAATAACTCCTTATGATGCTTTATTGAAATTAAATAGAATTGCAGAATCTACAGAAAAGCAACTTTACAAGATAATGCAAGATATAGAAGAATTAGAAAAAGAAGCAAAAAGATTAAGAAAACTTGCACAAGATTTAGGAGCAGACCAAGCAATAAAAACACTTGAAACTGCCGAAAATGTTCTTAAAACTAAATTTAGAAGAACAAGAGATGCAATTAAAATAGCACAAGCAGGTAAACAAATACTTACATAAAAACAATAATATGAAACCAGATGTAAAAAGAATACTTACCAAGTTAAGTGAAAACAAAGTTGAGTTGGCAATAGTACAAGATGCAGATAAAATATATGATAGTATAGTTAAAGGCACACAAAGACAAGTTTCTATATTAAAAAAAGTAGAATCTGATTTAAATAAATTAGAAGCTGATGCAAAAAGATTGCAAAAATTAGAACAAACCATAGAAAAACAAGCAAAAGAATTAGGAGTAGATATTGACCAAGTTATTCCAAATGATTATGCTGCAAGTACGTGGGTTTCTGATTTAAATAAATATGCAGATAAAATTGGAAGTATAGCTTCTGTTTTATAAAAACACAACAAACTAATTACTAATTTATTGTAATATATATGAAAGCAACAGATATGTTAAACAAAGTAAAAGAGGTACTTGGGGTAGAGTTATCCGAAGCACCTGTAGAAGTAAAGTTGGCACAAGCCGAACTTGAGAACGGTGCAATTATTGAAAGTGAAAACTTTGAAGCAGGTGCAGAAGTTTTTATTGTAACCGAAGATGAAAAAGTAGCTTTACCTGTAGGTGAGTACAAACTTGTAGATGGTGAATCATTAATTGTAGAAGAGGAAGGTATTATTGCTTCTATCGGTGCAGTTGAAGAAGCACCAGAAGAAGAAGTAGAAGCTGAAAAAGAAGAAGAAATGGGTTATGCTACTAAACAAGAACTTCAAGAGGTTAAAGAAATGGTTGAAGAAATTAAATCAATGCTAGAACCTAAAGAAGAAGAGATGGCTGAAGAACCTGTAAGTGAAAATTCTGTTAAATCAGAAGAAACAACTACAAAAACTGTATACGCTGAAAAAGAAGATTTAAGCGAAGTACAAAAGGTTACTCATAACCCTGAAAAAGAAAACAAACCTAACCTAAACTTGTATTCACAAAAAAGAACTAATACAACTTTAGATAGAGTGTTAAATAAAATATCAAACATAAAATAAATAAATAATGTCAACAACAATAACAACTTCAAATGATGTGTTGAGAGCAAGATCAAAGCAAGAAACTTTGACTACTACTCAAGATATTCCTGTAAACAAAGCAGGTACTGAATTTAATATAGCAACAGATGCTAAAGTAATGACTTTACCAGCTATTACATCTGAAAATATTGGAATGGAATTTACATTCCGTAATACAGGTGCTGATGGTAACAACATAATTACTATTTCACCTGCTTCAACAGATGCTATTCACGGTACTGTAGGTTCAGTATCTTCTGGTGGTGTAGATGATAAAGATTGGATTAACACAAAAGCAACTGCAAATAAAGGCGATTGGTGTTCACTAAAAGCTGTTGCACTTACCGATTGGTATTTAACAGGCGGTGATGGTGTATGGGCAAGTGAATCTTAATAAATAAACTTATAAATAAAATAAAATGGCAACAACAAATTCTATAACTACTACTTATGCTGGTGAGTTTGCAGGACAATACATATCTGCTGCACTTTTAAGTGGTTCAACTTTGGACAATGGTTTAATTACCATTAAGCCAAACATTAAATTTAAAGAAGTGATTAAAAAAGTATCAAGTGATGACATCGTAAAAGATGCTACTTGTGATTTTGATAGTTCTTCAACTTTAACGCTTACAGAACGGACTTTACAGCCTGATTTTCAGCAAGTTAATTTACAACTTTGTAAAGCGGACTTTCATAACGATTGGGAAGCGGTACAAATGGGATATAGTGCTTTTGATAGCTTACCTCCTTCATTTGCTGACTTTTTAATTGGGCACGTAGCTTCTAAAGTAGCACAACGTACAGAGCAGTCTATCTGGAATGGTGCTGCTGCAACAGCAGGACAGTTTGGTGGATTTACTGAATTACTTTTAGCTGATGCTGATGTAACTGATGTAGGTGGTGGTGCAGCGGTTGATGCTTCAAATGTAATATCAAAAATAGGACTTGTAGTTGATGCTATTGGTTCTTCACTTTATACTTCAGAAGATATGTTTATTTATGTTTCACAAAACGTAGCAAGAGCATATGTAAGAGCATTAGGTGGATTTGCAAGTAATCTTGGTGCAGCAGGTACAGATGATAAAGGTACACAATGGTACAACGGTGGTGGACTTTCTTTTGATGGTATCAAAATTGCTGTAGCAAATGGTTTATCTGACAACAAAATGGTAGCAGCAGAAAAAAGCAATTTATTCTTCGGCACAGGTTTACTAAATGACGCTAATACCGTTAAGGTGATAGATATGGCTGATATTGATGGTTCACAGAACGTAAGAGTAGTAATGAGATTTACAGCAGGTGTTCAGTATGGCATCGGTAGTGATATCGTACTTTATTCTTAATAGATAATTAACCAATAAATTAGGTGGGTAAGCCAATAGTGCCTACTCACCTTTTTTTATATAAAATAACAATAACTTATTGATTTTCAGTAAGTTAAAAAAAAAATTTTTAACGATTATGGCTTGTGATTTAACACTTGGTAGAAAAGAGCCTTGCAAAGATGTTGTAGGGGGATTAAA